GAATCCTCCCTCATATAAACAATTCAAATTACAATCTATATAAACTAAATCGTAAACGTTTGGATATACGTTTGTCGGTGTGAAAGTAAAGACTGTATTTTTTTGCTCGTCTCTGACTTTTATTGTTAAAGTTTCTCCCTCAATATAGTTTCTAGGGATTGTTATAAATCTTTGAGATGCGTTATCTTGGTTTACTACTGTCATAGTTATATAACGTATTTTTATTTTTTTTTGTAAATAAAAAAGGAGTGAATAAATCACTCCCTTTGTTTACCATAGAAAACCTATCGATTACGCTTTTTCTTATGGTGTTATCTGCGTAGCAGAAGAATGTGCAGTAACTACTCCGCTACTTACAAAAGGTGCAAGGATTGGCTCTTCGGCAGTAATTGTCAAAGTGTATCCGTTCATATCGCCTAATGCAGTTCCAGTTGAAACTGTACCGTTAACGTTACAACCTCTTGTTAAACCTACTGCAAAGTAATTTCCGTTGTTATCCTCTACAAATACGTGAGGTCTTTGTGAAATCATTTTCTGTAATTCTACATTCGTAGCAACATCCATTTTTGTTAATACCGCAGTAACTGTCTGAGCATAAAAAGTAGTTCCATTCTCGTCACTTGACGTAATGGTCTGCTCTAAATTATTCCCTCCTTTTACTTCGTATTTATACCAGTTTGTCCCAGCACCACTAACCGCAGTTAATGTACCGGCAGTTATTGTCAAAGTTCCTAACGTTCCATAGTCAGCGAAATATACTGTTTTAATTCCTCCTACTACGTCTTTGCAAGGTAACTTTCGACCGGTAGCCATTAAGCAAGTACTCATATTTTTTTATTTTAAAAGTTAATAAATAGCCTCTCATATTTCAGAGAGGCATTTAATTTAATTATGCTATTCCGTAAGTAACTGCGTCTGCTCCGATACCTACTTGGATACCTCTTGAGAAACGAGCAATAAATCTTACATTTTTGCTACCGTCAATATCGGCCATATCAATCGTCTTAACGACATTTGCATCGTCAGCCAATCCAAATCCTACGAATAAGTTAGAGATTTGTGCAGCTACCATTGTGTTTGCTGGTAAACCATTTGCAACAAAGATTGTAACTCCGTCAAAAGTTAACTCTTGTCCGTTGTACCAAGTTGTACCGGCAGCGTTAACACCCGCATTTGAAGTAGCAGCTACAGAGAAACCTCCTAATGCTCTTACGTATGCTTTTGCTACGTTTTGAGAAACATATAATCTTAAGTCTTCTGTTCCGTATAATGCTGCTGGAATTCCGTCAACTACTCTACCCATTTCTGCGATTACGTTTGCAGAAGTAATAGATAAAGGAGTTCCGATTACAGTTGCTCCGTCTGTTCTCAATAATTTACCAAGTCCAGTTGTAGCATTCCATAAGAAAGTTTCTGTATCGATAGCGATATCTTTTAAAACTTTAGCAATAAAGAAGTCAGAGAAAGTTGAAGGCAAAACGTCGAATGAACTGAAACCCATCTGATTTGCTTCCCAATCTTGCTCGAATGGAGTCTTGCATAATTGTAAATTTACTTGTTTTTCTGCTACTGTTAAAACTTTGTCAGACAAAGTAACTGTTCCAGCATCTGTAAAATCGCAAGTTGCGTCAGCCACTAGGCCAGAGATAACTGCTTTCTTAACTGTTGCTTTGTATTTTACATTTGGAATTACAGTAACCGCATTGTTTGCGATTGTGTTCGCACTTAATACCGCAGCTGCGATATATTTACCGGCAAATTCTCCGGCATAATTTGAGGTAATCGTTGGTTGACTAGGCATTTTTTTTTATTTTTTTAAGTTTATTTTTTATTTAATTAGTTTGACAATGCTGCCATTATTCTTGCTTCTGTGGAAGAGATATTCTTTCCGGTGTTTGCTTTCCCTAAATTTACTTTTGAGTCTGCTGGTTTGTGTACTGTTGCTTTTTTAGATACGCTTGAAAGAGTTGCTTTCATTTCAGTTTGGCTACCGCTTAAAGCATCAATTTTAGCTTTTAGCTCTTCCATTTTTGGCTCTAGTGCTTCCATTACTTTAGTAAGGATTTCCTCTAGAGTAACTGGTGCTGCTTCAAGTTCAACTTCTGTTTCTGGTGCTACCTCTTCTGCTGGTGCTTCCTCTGTTGTTTCCTCTTCTGGCTCTGCTGACATTTCAGTCTCTTCTGCCTCAGCAGACGGAGAGGCCAATTCGCCAATCATTCCAATTTCGTAAACCTCCAAAGTTGTACCGTCAGCTAATAAATAACTCCCAATTTCTAACGGTGTTTTGTTCTCTCCGTCAATAGCAAATACTGGCATCCCTACCTCAAAGCTATCGGCTTCAATAACAGTTCCGTTATCTAGAGTCTGCTGCTCTAACTTCACATTTCTGCGAAGCAACGCATTGATGCGTGATAAAATTTCTGTGTTTTTCATATTTATAAATTATTAATTCTTACCAATATAACGAACTACTATTTTTTTTTGCATTTTTATTCTGCCTTTCTGTAAATAGTTCCGATGCCTTGTGCTTGTAAACTTCCGTCACAACACTTTCTAGAGTATTTATTATCGGGACATAAACAACCTCTTTTGTCATTTTTAGGACTTGTTCTACTCGGTGTTTTAAAGTCTTTATTTGCCATAGTTTAATAATGTTTGAAGTTCTAATAAATCTAATCCGGCTAGTATTTCCTCTTCTGTCTCATCAACTTTTGAAAGTGGAGTCTTTGCTTTGTCTGCGAAATATCCCTCAATACTGAATCCTTTTACCTTACCGGTTTTAATAAAGTCATTCCAAATCTTATCGTTGTTTACTTTAATTGTACCCATCCAAGTTCCTACTGGGACATTCAATTCGTAAAGTTTAGATTTGTCTTTGTCTGTGTCCTCTACTATCCAACTCTCTACCATAGTTAAACCGGTAATAGATTCCATATGCTCAAATGTAGCGTTTGACTGATTGCCATTTTGAAAGAATAACTCCATAGCTTTACGAATAGTATTTTTACTAAAATAAATATAGTACTCTCCTTCGTTTTCGTCTCTTCTGTAAATAGGTTTATCTGGTACTAACATAGCACCCATTATGATTTTTTTTTCTTTATCTACTTCGGCAAACTTGTACTCTTTTTGCTCTGTTTTTAAAGCGATGAAATCCTCTTCTATGGCTGGATTTTCTACGATACTTATTGCATCGATACCAGACAACTCCATTTCCTCGTCTATTATTAACTCGATTAATTTCATATTAATTAATTTTTTTATATAACGTTTATTTATCCTAAAGTTGCATTTTGAACTATGCCTCTGTTTAATTCTTGTTGAGTGGTTACGTCTCCTCCTACTACAAATGCTTTTACTGGTTGGCTTTCTTTACCGGCTATGCTTTCGGCTATTTGATTTGCTCCACTTGGTCCGACTACGTTAAAAGTTGGTGCTGCTGCTGGTGCTCCTCCTCCTCCGGCTGCTCCACCGCCCCCTCCACCTCCTCCAGAGAGTAACGCTTTTGCTCTTGCTATATTTGCTAAAATTGTTGCCGCACCACTTGCGTAAAATGCTATTTTAGTTGCCAAATAAACTGCTGGTGCTGCTGGTCCGGGTGCTCCACTTGCTGCACCAGCTGCACTCTGTTCTGTACCTTGCATCATTTTTGAAAATGCGATTGCACTATCAGCACCAATCTGAACTAACGCAAGTGCTTTCATAGCTGCTTGACCGGCTTTGCCTCTTGCTAATCCAGTTGCTTGAATTGCAGAAAGTAATTGCTCTCCACTTTGAGCGATACTTGCTACTGCATCGGTTGTAGCTTGGAATGCTTCGATTTTTCTTTGTCTTGCTGCATTTTCTCTCTCTTCTCTTTCATACTCACTATCATATTGTAGTTGAGTAATTGCTAATTGGTGTGCTTGTTCTCTAGCTAATTCCTCTTCTTTGAATAAAATGTCTTCATTAGCTTTGTCTTGTTGTTTTTGTAAATCTGTTAAATCAAAAGATGTCTCCTCTTCTGCTAATTCCTTATTATATTTATCTGAATTCTCTTTCCATTTTTTTCTAAATTCCTCGTCTGTTAATATAGCGTCTTCTGCTGCTTTTTTATCAATAGCATTTTTTCCTAATTGATAACCGGCTCTGTCATTTAAAAGTTTATTAATTGTGTCTTGTGATGCTTTTACAGTTGCCTCTCCGTCCTTTTTTACTTTCTCTGGGTCGAATGCTAATTTTGTTAAATAGTCAACTGATTGCTCTGCAAATTTCTCATCTACTTTTGCTTTAATGTCAATGCCGGGAATCTTATTTATTAAATCAATTATTTTATTAATAGCTTTTGCACCATTTTCAAATAATAGTCTTTGAGGAATAGATATAAAATCAATAAACGATTTTAACATCTCATAATTTCTTTGTGCTCCCTCAACTGCTAATTTTGTGTTTATTATTTGATTCTCTTGATTTATTTTATTTGCAGCGATTGCCTCGTCAGTTTGTTTAATTTTAATATCTAAAATCTCTTTCTCTGACTTGCCTTGAAGTTTTAAAATATTATCTTGGCTTCCTATCGTTTTTAATTTCTCAGTCTCTTGGTCAACATTTTTTTGAGATAATGCGTTTAGTTTCTTTTGCTCTTCACTTACTCCACTTACTGCTGCTTTAATGTCATCCCAATAAGCATAAATTGCACCGGCAGCAACAACTAATAAACCTATTCCAGTACTACCTATTGCAGTTTTTATTCCGTTAAATGCATCAATAGCTACTGCCTTTAATTGTTTAAAGCTATCTCTGGCCTCTCCTAGTGCTTGGAAACCTTGTGCGATAGCCATTGCAGACTGAACTTTTAAAAGTTGTTTCTCTAAATCTTTAGACTCAACTCCTACCAATCCCATAGCACCTTGATAGGCAGCGAATCCTCCGGCCACTCCCGAAAGTGATGCACTTAATGCTTTGAATTTTGCATCGGGATTGAATGCCTCTGTAAGACTTTTAGCATCGCCTATCCTATCCTTTAGTTCTGCTGCTCTTTTAGCTGCATTTACGGCCTCAGTTGATGTTGCTCCAAACTTATCGGCTAACTTTTGTACGTCTTGTTGTGCTTCCCTTAATTGACTTTTTAAACTACCTAGAGACTTGGCTGCTTGTTCTGCATTTACGTTTAAATTAATGTCTATTTCTTGTGCCATTTCAATAGTCTTTTATGTTGTTTAAATGCCTCTATCCAAGTTTCTGGATGTTTGTTTTTTCCTTTTGCTATTTCTATCAGTTCACTCTGTCCGTAGTGATTCGACTCTTTTAATAAGTTTAATATTTGCTCTATCATATTCCGGTCTGTGTTACGATTATGTTTTC